ACTGAAATTGTTTTATCCTCACCTGTATCTTTATCTCTATAAACGATTTGTTTATCCATTAAATCCTTATCAATATTAGCATCAGTAGCATCAGGGTCTACACCTCTACCTACATCCCCCTTCTCTTTCATTACATCTTCTAAAGTAGGTAACGGATCACCCCATTTTCGGTCTGACCATTTAGATTCTTTTATAATATCTTTTAACTTAATCATTTTTTCTTTTCTAATGTAGATTTTACAAAATCTGATAAAGTAGGTAAAGGATCACCCCATTTTCTATCTTCCCAAGGATCTGTAGATTCTTTTTTCACAGCTTTAGAAATAGCTTTTCTGCGATTTCTCAAATATTCATCACTATCATCAGAATCACCATCATTATCAATATCGTCATCTTCCTGTCCTACTGGATCCAATTCTTCCTCTTCTTCATTCAAATCATAATATCTACTAATAATATGTCCCATATCTTCATATAAAGCTGACATTCTCTCTTGAAGTGATTTTGCTTCTGTAGAAATTTTATTAAATTGTCCTGAAAGAGTACCTAATTCTTTCATATTACGAGATACCGTAACTTTATCAAACCAATCTTCAGTTTCACTTAAAGCATGTTGTCGAGCAGTTTTAGCTAAATATGCAAGTGTTTCAGCAACACTTTTTAGGTCATGTTTACCATAAATTGCTTCACCCAATCTTGGAAATACTTTCAAGGCTTCATTAAATTTTCCAGCATTAACTGGATCGTGAGTTTCTTCTTCTTCAACAAGGCTCTTTAATTTAATATTAGGTGTCTTATCTTCACTTTTTGGTGCAATTTTAGTTCTGAACATATCCATATCCACCATTGATGGTTGTGATACAAACCCTCCTGCAAAAATATGTTCTACTAGTTGTTTTAATTTAATTTTCTTTTTAGCCATTTTTAATCTCCATGATTATCTTAATTTCCCACCAGATGTATATCGTCTAAATCCATTTCTTACCTTACTCCACAATTGTTGTATAAAATCCATCTCGCCATAATGTGTTCTACGAATATCACCTTGTAGAATTCCTCTTTGTAAATCCATTGCATCATATTTATGACTTTTTACTCCATCCATCATAGTTTTAATAACTTGTTGAGATGCCTTTCCTAAAATCTTTGACATTTTAACAATATCAATATCAACTTGTTTAGATGCTTCTGGTGAACTAAATGCTGGAAGTTCATTTAATTCTTTTTCCATTATATTTTTATATGATGATTTCATTTAACTTTTTCTTTTTTAATTTTTACATGCTTCCAAGCTTCTGAACCAATATTGTCTTCCATATATCTTTCTGCTTCTTTCTTTGAATTAAATACTGCTCTCATGCCACCATAAATATGTTTAGGAACAGTTAAAACAAATTTATAATCAGATTCGTCAATCATTCCATTTTTTTCTAAAATAAAATCATTCCATTTACGCCAACTAAAAGTTTCATGCATTTTCATTATGCACCTCGCAAAATATCATTAATTATTGATTCTGCTTTACAGTACTCACCACAAGTTCTACCTGTAGATGCTCCTTTATTTACACTCTCTTGCATAGGATACATAAAAGCTCCTTGAGTAGATGGATTTGATACGAAATCAAATGCTATAAGTTCAAAATCAGGTTGTACCTCTTGTGCTTCTCCATCACCTGATTCTGATACTGTTTCTACTGAACCCATTCCACGAGAACTGATACCTAACTTGATTCCTGCTTTAAATAATTCTGTTAAAATATTACCTGCTGGAGTACCTAATACCTCTACAGTACCAACCAAATCATCATTATTCCAGTGCATTTCAGTTATATTATGTGATACATTTTGTAAATTTACTACTGAGCTTTCTGGATGATCTAATTCACCCATTGCTCTACGTTCTTTAATAAAAGATTCTGAATATTTTTTAGCTTCTCTCATCAATACGTCTTTTGGATAAACTCTTCCATTTTGATTTTTTGCTTCTGCGCGTTGTAAAACACCTCTAACAACTAATCTGCCATTATTTTCCTTCATAGATTCTGTAATCTGTTGTGGTGTTATACTAAATGGTAAATAATCTACTATAAGTTGTTTCATTTATTTCATCCTCTTTACTAATGATATCATTTCTCTCATAAATTTTGTTACATTTTTCTGATATGACTTTATTAATTGGTCTGCTAACTTACTATTAGGTATATCGGCACTCATTCTATCAGCTAACTCATACATATGCAATCTCATCCGACTTTCAGCACCTTGAACCGCTCTTTTAATTCTTTTTGCCTTTGCTATATCCTTTACATCTTCTAATAGATTCTGTAATTTTAACATTAGTATAATTGTCCAATTCTATTAGCCAACTTTACTAATCTCTCGCTAACCCTTCTCATCGCTTTATGAGTATTTTTCCAATATGACCTTGAATCAACATCCATTTCATTTTTTAATCTTACATTCATTTTAGTCAATTTATCAATTTCTGCAAGATGGTCTCTAATCTCTCTCATAGAGAGACCAATTTTTTGTTTTGGTGTTAAACTATCATCATTTCTATAATCGTGATACTTTCCTTCTTTAACAACATTATATCCTGTAGAATTGGTTGCTACTTCCTTTTTTTTCTTTTTACCGCTTTTCCCCTTACCAGTAAATGCAAATGGCGTATTATATGAGCCTGCCCCACTACTAAAAGATGTTTCTTCTAGATTCTTCTCGTCTAATAATTCTCTTATTATATTACGAATGTAGGTTCTGAGATTTTCTCGTGACATCTTCTAATTCCTTAATAAGTTCATAATATCGCATTAAAGTAATTACTTTATTTTCAGTTCCTCTACTCGTCTCTGAAAGAGTATCAGCCTGAGCAATTACTTCTTTTAGTTTTATACTAGTAATATCATCCGATACACCAGGTACCAATTTTTTCAAAGCGCCCTTAATATTAACTACTTCACCATCTATAAATTCTGATAAAGAATTTGTATTTGATACGTTATTAATATATTTTCTCAAAACTTCTTTTTGAGCATGACTTAATGTACTATATTTTTTATTAAATTTTTCTACCATTAAAGTATAGGCTAATAATTTAACATCTTTAGACTCATCAATATATTCTTGAGCTAATTCACTTTTTGGTTTCTGTTTAGAAGTTTCTGTAATTAGCGATTCAACTATATAATCTCTAGAATCTACAATTTCTTTCGGATTTATATCTTCCCCAGTAGTTTCATATAAAAATAATTTATAAATAGATGCTAATCGTCTATAATTTGGCATTCTAGTAGAAAATAAAGCACCTACGTCATAAGTTTCTTTAATATCTTTAATAAGATTAAACTTTTCTGATCTAAGTGTTTTATTTGAAAGTCTTTGTCTACTTTTAATTACTGCGTCCACCAATCTATCAGCCTTATCACGACGCTTATATGTTTCTGTAGTAAGTATATTATATAATTCTAACTCTTTTCCTAAAGCAGAATTTTTATGAAAATGCTTTTTAATCAAAGCTACTGCCTTTGACTCTACATTTTCCATTATATCCGCAGTCACCTGTCGGGTCAATACTTCAAATAGCACACCAGTATTTTTAATCTTAGTGTGTCTTAATCGTTTAGACATAAATCACTCCAATATAGTTTGTCATAAATAAATATAAAACTTCTTAAATATTGATTAACTTTACTTATTATTAACATCTTCTTTATACTCCTCATCTATCTCTTCAACCTCATTTATTAGTTTTATATCAGATTTACGTTTTAAAGTATTCTTAAGCTTATCCAAATGTGCTAAAGCCATAACTTTACCGTATTTTGGATTTCCAGAAGCTTGTTTTTTCTTTTCATGCGCGCCTAATGGATCTCTGCCCCTAACATGGCTGTCTTTTTTATAATGTGATGGTTCTTTTGGTTTACCCGCACCTTCCCATCCACCTTCTGGCGAACCGCCTTCAGGACCTAAATCATCTAATTCATGTCCAGTTCTTCCCATCGCCATATCTGAAGGTGTTCCTGTCGCTTCTCCACTCTTTGATGGATCATTACCTTCATTTTCAATTTGGCTACGACGGAATTTTTGTTTGTAATCATATACAATCTTATCATCTTCTAATTTAATTTCGTCATCTGTAAACTTAAATATATTTTTATAAATCCATTCTGAAGAAAGTAACCCATCTTGTAACATTGAAGATGCAAGAGAAGTTTTTTCAGTCCATAATGAAATTTTTTCTTGTTCATATATTGTAGATGGATTCATTAACTCTAAATCAAAATTAACTAAATCTTCATCTGTAAACCCTTGAGCATACAAGTGAACAATACCAATCTTCGTCAATTCACTAACTACAATTCTCTGTATTCTTTCAATAGTTCTAGCAAATCTAACATCTTCCGCCGCAAGAGTTGCCTTTTCCCCAACATTTTCATCAAATCCCAAATATGGTTTTGGAATACGTAACGCAGACAATAATTTATTTCTTAAATACTCAATATCTTCTACTGCTTCATATGTCAATCCTGGTAAAGAATCAACTTGAGTTCCACTATCTCCACCACGAACTGGCATAAAGAAATCTTCCGTAATATTCTGCATATTATATCTAAGATTATAATCGCCAGTAGCCTTATCTACAACTGGTGCTTTTTTCATCTTATCAATAATTTGATTCATATAATTATCAACTTCTGCAGGAGGGATATTACCAATATCAACTTTAAATATTCTTTTTTCAGGTGCTCTCATAATTCTGTGAATTAACATAGCATCTTCCATAAGAGATAATTGTTTCCAAGTCTTTCTACCACCTTCAATCATTGATTTACCATAAGGAAGATAATTTGAATCGGAAAGTAATCTGAAATGTGCTATTTCATAATTTTCAAATTCTTCTATCCTACTGCTAATAGAATGTTGAGCAGCCCCACCAGAAGTTCCTGATTCTAATTTAAATTTTACGTATTCTGGATTCTCTGGATCTTCGTTTTCTAATCTACTTACATCATAAACAGATAAAGGTTCTACATTTCTAATACCGAGACGTTCATCAACATCTAATCTTAAATAGAAATCTCCATACTTGCACATATTACGAACCCACGCCCATAAATTAAATTCTATATTTAATACATCGTAATATAAATTATGTAAAATTTTAAAAATATTATCATTAGGTGTATTAATTTCAAGTACATTTCCATACTCACTTTTCATAGTAGACTCATCTGCATATATATCTAATGCAGAAGAAAGTATAGCATCCCCATCCATTGATTCGTAATCTCTAAATAACCCAAGTCGTAACGACTTAACTAATTGATTATCTGAATAACCAGACAGTCCTGCACCACCAGTAGAATAAATCTTCTTATATCTATCAATCAATCCTCTGGTTGGTATATATTGAGATTTACTAGTATCAACTACTTTTAATCGTCGTCCACCAACATTCCTAACAATTACGTTAGTTGAAAATAATCTCTTTAATCTACTTCTTAAGCTTGTATCAGCCATTTTTACCTCTATTTATTAATTAACCAAGTTAAATCTTCTTTTTTACTATCAACTTCCCATGTCCAACTATCATTTTCATCAGTCGGCTTATATATAGCAGGATTCATGGATATACCAGAAATAGCTTTTTTCTGTAGTTCTATTCCTTCCGATCTTAAACGTAAAGCGGTATCTCGTATCCACAATCCAATACCAAACGACATTACTAAGTCATCATTATATCCTGACATAGCTTCTGCTCTATTATTGTTATATATAAATACGAACAATTCATCAATTAACCTAGAAGAAGAAACTTCTACTGACTTTTCTCTAAAAAATTCTTCTAATTTTGCCACTACTAATGGTCGTGTTTTCATTGACATTGTAAACCCAGGAACCATTTGTTTTTCTTGTCCATAAATTTTATTTGTCATTTGTTTTTGTGTATCTACATATTTTAAATCTTTTGACATATAAAATAAATTATCATACTCTCTATCAATACATTGTTGAATAGCTGCCCAACCAATTGATGCATTTTCAATAACTAATAATGCATTATTATATTCAGTAGCTATATTAACAAGTAAATTACCAAAATCTTTTGTTCCAATCCTACCTTTATATTCTGCTACTTGTTTACATTCTTCTACTTCCATAACATGAAATGCAGAATAATCTGTTCCATCTCCTCTACTAACATCCGCACTTACCACATAGTCTTTTGTATAATTTGGTGGCTCCCATATCCAAACATTACTATCTATACCACGTTTTTCAATTGGATCCTTAACTTGTGTGGTTTTATATTCTTCCAAAATTCTACCATCAATTACCATCATACCAGAAGTTACAAAGTCACAATCACATTCTTGTGCTGCCATTGAAGGACCCAATAATTTATCTTGATAATCTCTCCATTCCATATCTCTTTCTGGATGTACAGTCCAATGTAATTTTACAATATTCCACTCATTTAAACCATCTTCTGCATCAGTCCAAGTTCTGTGAAACCAATTACCAACACCATTTGGTGTAGAAAGTGCAATACACCTACCACCCAATGCCAATGTTTGAGATGCCGCAGTCCATATTGAATCAATCTTAGGAATAAATGCGGCTTCATCTAAAATCAGTAATGATAATGCTTCTGAACGACCAGCTTCTTCAGAACTTGCTACTGCTTTTATCTGAGATCCGTTCTTATATCTAAGTGATAATTTATTATCTTCAATACAATTTTGTTTCAACCAAGTTGGTAAACTAGCATGCATTACCCTAACTTTAGTGACTAAATTTTTAGCTACATCTTGTTTAGTTGCAATAACTAATATATTCTTATCATCATAAAATGTCATCATCCATAATGCATATCCCGCAGTAAGTGTTGATATCCCTAACTGACGTGCTTTTAAAAGAACATTATAATCATTATTAACAAATTCTTTTAAAGTTTTTTCTTGATAATCATATAAATCAAATTTTATTTTACCTTTTTGTGGATGTTGTATATAACAATACCTTCTTAAAAAATGCACAGGATCTTTTGCACATTTTTTAAATTCTAGACGAATAGCTTCTTTTAATTGTTTTTTATCTGTAGTCATTATTATAAAATATTAGTTATAGAATTAATTGTAGATGTTATCGCATAGGATAAAATTGCCCCATATGTAAAATATAACCATTTATTCTCATACCAAGATGGTTTAACCAACTTAGTTTTTTTTTCAAGTAATTTTTTATCGTTTTCTAAAATATTAATTTTTTCATCTTGTAACGCAATTGTAACACTATCCTTAGCAATAAGTTCCTTATGTATATATATCAACTTATTTTGTGAACTTAGAATATTTTTTAAAGAATCAACTTCAACTTGCAAATTCTGAATATTTGTTGCAATTTTTTTCGATTCTTCTTCAGTAAGTGTAACCTGTGCTGAGCAAAATGCAGTTATTAATAATATTAATATCCATCTCATTATGATTCTAGATTTTCAATTATCTCAATAAAGTTACGACTGTAGAACCGCCTGTTACTACTTTACTCAACGCAATTGGATGGATTTCATTAGCCGCTACTGGGTTAGTGCCACCAACTATTGTTCCACTTCCATTAACTGGAGTCAAAGTATAATTAGTTCCTGTATGCACCATAAATGCCGTACTAAAATTTGAACCTGTTGCCGAAAATGTTGTACTTGCGGCTACTGTCTCCACAACTTCTCCATATGCATTTTGAGTAGTTTCAACTGCTTTAGTTCTATTAACAAATGGTGCGTATTTTGCTGTTGCCATTATTTACTCCTATTTTTTTGCAAATTTTCTTAAAAAATCTTCAGCGTCTTTAGAATTTTTAATTTCTTTGCGTTTTTTATTACCTCTTTTAACACTCTTTATTTCTTTTTCTATATTTGCAGCTTTATCTTTTAAGTTTTTAGATTCCTTTTTTGCAGATTTAATCTTTTTATCGACTGATTTAATCTTCTTAGTAGAATCTTTTAACTTCTTATTTATTTTTTTTACTTTTGCTTTTTTAATAGCAGAAGCTTTACTTGATATACCCAAAATAGATAAAATAAAAGCTATTATTTTTCCCAAATCTACAACTCCCGTTTTATTTTAGTTATATATCTAGCCAATTCCTTCCTATCCAACCCCAAACCATCAATTATTTTAGCTAACGCTGCAATTTGTTTCCTACGATTTAAATTAGCGCCTTTTATAGCAGTAACAGCCTTATCTAAAAATCTCTGTGCTTGAGCTGGTAATTTTACATCTAGTTTATCTAACCCACCATCACCCTGTTTTTCTGCCATAATGGATTTGATTTCTTCTCGTATCATATTTCTAAGTTTCTTTATATCTGACATGAACTTCTCCTATTATATATAATCCTACACCTATAAATATATAAATATATTAAATTGATTCTTCCAATTTTTTTATATATTCTTCAGCTTCTTTAATTTCTTGATTAATGTGGTCTTTATCTATTTCCCACTGCTCTTCATCTAGAGAATACCCATCTGGTTTAACCTGATTAAGAAAAGTAACTGTATCTGGAGCTTTTTTCCACTCTTCAATAGACAGTTTCATTTCTTTAAGATAAGATTTTTTATTTTGTCTAACAGTTTCCTTGATATGATCATTTAATTTTCCCTGTACCGCTAATTTATTCTCAAATTCTACCTGACAATCCAAACAATGATTATATCTACGATAATACTGACTATCAATCCTTTTTTTCATTATCCTATCACATTTAGGACAAAACCAAGGCGTTCTAGCTTCCTGTAAAATCTCTGATCTTTCATCTTTTATTTTTTTCTCTATTGCTTCTTTTTCTTCTAATTCTTTTTTAAACTCTTTATCAACACCACCTACAAATATTCGTTTTTCAGGCGTTCCCCCATCCATAATATTTTGTAATGCCTCATTCTGTCTTTGATTTTCTTTACTATATCCTGCCATAATAACCTCTAAAAGTTTAATAATCCCAAAATCTGGTTAACCGGAGCGAATGCGCCAGTAAACTTATATGTTTTACCTTTATACTTAAAAACTATACCCTCTGTCGGAACTATTGATTTCAATCCACCAATTCTATTCAATTTATCTAATTGAAGTTTTAATGTTTCTATTTTTTTAATATCTTTGCCACTTTTTACCTTAGATATTGCCCCAATTACATCTTTTCTTATCTTTTGTACCGCGGCATCTGGAGATGCTGCTAAGTACCCACTAATATTTTTTAAAATTTCAGTTCCTACTGCAAAAAATAAAACTTCAAAAGGTCTCATATTTTGCTTTACCATTTTTTGATGATCTACCTTATCTGTAGTTAATACCCAATCTAAAAATTTCGGAAACTTTTTAAAATCTTTTTTAATTGTGGATATTTTATAACTCTTATCAAAAAATGCCCATCTTTTAACAAGTAATTTATATGATTTATTTGGTATTTTTACTCCAAATTGTTTTTCTGCGTTAAAAATAAATTCTTCCCAATACTTTTGATGATAAAGTGCTAAAGTATCATTATCCTTTAATGCATATTCTTTTTGTAATTTATTTAATCTACTTAAAAAAGTTTTCTTCTTAGTATCAAAATTTTGTGATTTAGGAACACTTAAAAATTGTGGTTTACCAATTTTATAATGTTTTTGTATATGTTGATTAACTTGTTTAATCATTCCTGCTAACATTCTTGCAGACCCTTTAGGCTGTCCCATAGGATTTCCACTATCATCATATTCTAAAGTACCGTGAAATACTATTTGTGCTTTATCATAATCTATGACATTTGATGACTTAGGCCACATAACTTCAAGATTCATCCATCTCTTACCATTACCAAAAACCTTTTCCTTTTGAGCATCCGATAACGCTCCTATAGATTTACTTAAATCTTTCATTGCAAAAACAAATGCATTTTTAATATCACCCCTACCTGCAAATTTAGAAGCAACACCTTTAGTAGTCATAGCCTTTTCACCAAAATTCTTTAATTGTCCTTTGTTTCTAGCTGTAACTAATTTTCCATCTTTCCAACTAATCATTAAATTTTGACCATCTAATTTTTCTGTAACACCATCTTCTCTATTAAGATTTCCGCCCAATCCATCAGTAATTATTTTCTTTAAATCTCCAAATGTCAAATCTTTGTCGTCAAAAGGATGATTCATATGTCCTGCTGCTCCACCTTCTAATAATAAATCTAAATCCTCAACTATTGATATTTTTTCAGACAAACTTTTTACATATTTTTTAGCCGCCTTATCTCCTTTATTTTTAGCCACCCATTGAACTGCACTTTTACGACTAATTGTTTTCTTTCTTCCTCTTGGATTTGGATTCTTTACTGTATCTGGTGCAGATGTTTTTGGTTTCTTTTCAGTATCGGCTTTCTTTTGTTTCCGAGCTTTATATGCTCTATAAGCCCCAAATGAAACTCCCGCCGCCATTGTTCCAACACGACCAAAAGCTTTTACATAAGGTGCTGTCAACCCTGTCGCTGCTCCCACTGCAGTTAATACTAAAAACTTAGTTCCCATTTCACCACTAAATAACTGTGCAAATGAAACATCTCCAACCGCCGCCGCTGTCGCTGCAGCTGATAAATCTAAATCATATTCTGGGTCTCCGATAAAAGTCATCTTTGTCCATGCGTAAGTTACCGCTGCTGCCGCACCTATACCCATTACTCTTTTTAGTTTTGGATGTTCTCTGAGATAATCATCTAATTTAACTAAAGACTTTTCTTTCTTTTGCCCAAATTTAGTTGTTGCTAATTTCTGTGCTATCTTATCAGGTACATAATTAATAATTTTTTGATATGCTTTAAATCCTTTCTTAGCGCCCTCAAATACTTTATCCACACTAAAATCATTTAATTTAGCAACAGAAAAAGTATTCTTATTCATCATAGACTTTCTAACTTTATCTAATGGTTGTTTTGCCTTCTGAGACCAATCCTTCAAGAAGTTATTAAACTTTATTCCTTCCTCTAAAGTCATTCTTTGGTCAATTTCTAAAATTTCCTCTATCAATAACTGGTCTGTCCACCAATCTTTAGAAAATAACTTTGATTCTTTTAAATCAGTATTTTCTGTTTCATCATCTGCTCCAGGTAATACTGGTTCTTGTACTTGTACTTTTAACACATTATCTTCTAAACCTAACCACTTAATAACTTCAAATCCTAAATTAGACAATACAAAATTTAATCTTTCTTTATACTTGTTATGTAAATTACGTTCACTCTGTCTACCCTTTATTCCTACAGTTCCATAAGAAGGTGTTGGCATAAATCTATAATTTAATGTATAATCAAAAGCTGGGTCATGTGCTTCATCAGCAAGCATATAATTTAAAACTGTCCATCCTGTTTCTTTAAAAATAGAATCTAACCACTCAGTAGATCCTTTTTTATAATTGCCAAAACCTTTATAATAATGAGCGGGCCCATCATCTATAGGAGCATTAGTCTGAAAAGTTGCTTCATTCAAATATTTTGATACATCTACATCTACTAAAAATTCATTTATAAGTTCTTTTGTTATTACAACATTTTCACCAAATAATTTACTAAATTTATTAGTCATCATATTATAAACACCTTTATCAAAATAACCAAAGAATTTTTTAAATCTCCGTTCCCTATCATCTGCATACTTTGGTGAACCTAGTAATTGTCTCATAGCAGTACCACTTACTTCCATACCACCTGCCTGTATAGAAAAATGTGGAGCGGTTAAAATATATCCATGTTTATTATGACCCACTAAATTTTTCTTATTCTTTTTATAATCTTGATAATAAGTTTTTTCACCACCCTTTTTTGTACCACCAGATAATCTATCAGCATCTTTTTTACCAAAGATATAAACAACTGCAGTAGTATCTTCTGTAAACTTTTTAAGTGTATTTACCGCGACATATGGTTGTCTTTCTTTAACAATTTTATTAGATGGAATTCCCATTTTAAGCATATGTCGTTTCTTCTCTTTAAAATTCATTGGATGTTTAGGTAGTCTTTTAATATCTGATGTAGTTATATACGCATCATCAAATTGTTTCTTCATCCACTCATATACTTTTTTATGATGAGGTCCAAATGGTTGAAATCTACCAGCATATATTCCTACTACTTTTTTAATTTCTTTTTGTTCTTTTAATTTTTTACCTGTATCGGTTTTTAGAAAAGGGCCTCTTCTAAGTGTTTGAAATTTAACAGGTACTTCTTGACCAAATAATTTCTTTGGTGATAATATTCGTAATGTAACTTTTTTATTTGGGTTATCCACTTTTATTGTTTCAAACTCTATCTCTTTATATTTCTTACCTTTATGTGTAAGATTTTTACCAGTTATAAATTTTTCAACCTTACTACCTCTTACAGCAAATGCTTCATTAACTTCTTCTCCAAGTAATCTTAATAATTGTATCATTACTAATGGATTGTTAGAAAGAAATGTTTGTAATTTACTTATATTCTTAGCATAATTTTTTGGTAACACTTTTTTATCAATTAATGCTTTCAATGCCTTTTTCATTTTTGGTTTATTTACAAATTCTTGTATTTTACGATACTCATCATCTTTTCGTTTTTTATCTAATTGTTTTTTTACTTTATTGACTTTCTTCACACTTGGTGCACCATTAATCACACCACCACCCGCACTTAAACCAATAGATTCTATAAATTTTTGTTTTTCAATCCACTTCTTGGCTTGTTTATTTTTAATTGGTTTTTTAATAAATTTACTAATACCTTTACTTACCAACATATTAAACTTTTTCTGTGCTTGTTTTGGGCTTAATGTAGAATTATTATCAACTAACATAAAATTTTGATTGCCGAATAATCCTTGAAAAAATGCCATATTTTTTTGTACATTTTTCCAATACTTTTC